TCCAGACAATCGCCCAGCTCAGAGGGCGAGCGCAGAAACGCAGGAAACACGATGCGATACTTCCAAAACCCATCCTGCGGGCGGGCGCTGTGGCTCGTGTGCGCCACGAACCGCAAGCCCATGTCCTTGAGACGCTCCGCCATGATGGGCAAAGGAGGTGCGCCTGACGACACTTCCCCCGTAACCGCATCGAACGTGCTGTCCGCGTCCAGTATCAGCAGCTCAGCTTCCAGCAGGTTTTCGTCGCTGCGTTTGTTGGCCTTCAGCTTCCCGCCCCGGATGTAGTAGCTGCCATCTTTGTTCCCGACCCTGGGCGACATCAGCCGCGAGCAGAACCCATCCCACGTATATGCTTTGACGTGCATCTCCGTGTCAGTCGCGCCCCCTGTCGCGTAGGCCAGCAGCATCGTTGCTTCCTCCGTCTCATGCGTCGTTGTCAGCGTCATCGCGTGCCCACCCTCAAAAAGTGTCCCTACCCTTAAGCAAAACCCCCGCTTTTGAGGGCGGGGGCTGTAGGCTTTGAGGATCAGAATTCCTCGATATCTTCCGCCACAGCTTTAGGCGCGGGCATAACCTTTTTCGGCGCTGGAGCTACAGGCGTAGGAGCTGCCTGCGCTGCTTCCCCTGCAAACGCCGCTGGAGGATCAATCCAGCCAGAAATGTTCCAGCGCGGGACGCGGAAACGCAACTCACCTTGATCCTTCGTCTGCATTTTCACTACGTCAGTGCCTGTCACTTCCACAACAGCCATCTTTTCGGGATGGCTACCAACAGCAGCCATGTACTGATCGTGCAAAGCATCGAATGCGCGAAGGACATTTTTAGATGTGTGAGAAAACTCGCGAAGTCCATGATCCTTCATGAAAATGCGCGCACGAATACCCTGCTTGTGGTCATCCGTAGGACGTGCCGGGATCTTCTCGCCAATGTGCACCATCGTGAAATCGACTGCGCCTGGCTTAAAGGAAATCCATCCAATTTGCAGGTTTTCCATGTCGATGACGAACTTAAAAGGCTTCTCAATTTCGACTTCGTTCTTTTCCCATGTTCCATCGCTCTGAGGCTCGCGATTGATAGCGATAAAATCTCCCGCCTTCGCATCGAACTTAATGACTGGGAGAAAGTTTCCGCCCTTTTTATCTTCCAGAGAAAAACCAATAGCCATTTTCATATTTCCTTTTTGCTTTTTCCGTTGATCCCCAACGGCAGGGTATTAGATGTGCGACCAGTTTTTGCCGCGCAAAATAAATTGAACCATTCGCCTATCTACATCGAACTCTTTTGCTAATTTACGTTTTGATACTGTCGGCATAGTTCTCATTAGCAAAACCTGTTCAGGGGTTAGCTTCTTTGCTGCCCTGCCCTTGTGCGTTTTATCAGCCACGTTGTCCGCATTAGTGCCAAGCGAAAGGTGGTCTGGATTGACGCAAAGCCTAACGTCGCATTTGTGCATGATGTGCAGGTCGTCGGTGATTTCGCCGCAAAACATACGATAAGACTGGCGCGGTGCTGTATCGACTTTGCCGCCACGCCAGAACATGCCGTAACCACTGCTCGCGACTCCGCCAACCCAAAGCCAACAGCCGCTGTTTGGTTCAGGCGAAACTTTATCCATAAATCTTTGATGTTCGCTTTTCATATCTGACCCCTTTGACGTGCCACTGTGTCCCCGTGGCCGGGATTACTTCAACGCTCCGTAATAGGCGATCAGAGCCGCTTCAGCCCTGCCATCGTGTTTCTTCAGTGCGAACTGGTCCGCGTATTTCGGGAACAGCTCCGCAGCACGCTGACGGCTTCCATCCTTGCCTTCACGAACCTGCATCGCCTTGCGCCATGCCTGCGGCGTGACGTAGCTGGTCGGGATATTCAGACCGCCCAACACGCCCTCCACGATGCCGAATGCGCGACCAAACGCGAACATGCTGGTCACCCCTTGCCCTGGCATAGCATTGACCCGCTCCACCACCGCGCGCCTTGCCTCGATGCCGCGACACAGCATCGCCAGCATCGCAGGGCTTACTTCCTTCTTCGTCTTGCCATTGCGCTCCACCGTTGCAGTCGGCATGTCGAAGATCGTTAGCTCGCCCTTCTCAAAGTCGAAGAAAGCAATAGCGCCATTCTGTCCGCAATCTATGCCGAGGATCATGGGCGTGACTCCATAAATGCTGCGATCACTTCTGCCGCGACTTGCGGGACGATGGCATTGCCGTAGGCGCGCAGGCGTCCCACTCGGGCGGGAACCCCATGAGCCAGCAAACGAACTCCGGGTTTAACGCGCCTCGCTTTTCCGTCTGCTCCTGCAATCCAGTCACATTCTCCCCAAGCCCCAGCGCGTCGGTTGCTTCCGTCGTGAGAGATTGATGCGAGCCCTTCGCATCCCCCATCCTGCGCTGGTAGCCAAGCCGCGCTTCGTGCGCCATCGGCGTCGGCCAGAGGGCTGTTCGCATCGCCACCTCGCCCAGATACAAGGGGACTGTGTTCTGCCCAGCGTTGCGCTTCCTGAACTCCGCGCACTTCGCCATCGTTTCGTCGCTGCGCACCCGATCCACCGCGCACGGCGTTGGCCACATCGCCGCCGCCTCCAAGCAAGCCATCTGCCCCAAGGTCAGGCCAAACCCGTTCCCGTTGCCGTGCCGCTCCTTGCACTCCTGCCTGCGCTCCATCAAGCGCACCGGATCTTTCGCCTCGAAGCCCGATGCGCTCGCAGTCGGCCACAAACCACAAGCGATCTCTTCGATGGGGCGCATCGACGGCACAAGCCGGGACAACGGTCGCCCCGCAGGCGTAGCCGACACCTTCCAGGTCAGCACACACTCCGTCGAGCCAATCTTTTCCAACCGCTGCCGCAACCTGTTCTCCCATGAGGACAGGGGGCCGACAGGCGCTGATAAGCTCAAAGAAGACGGGCCAGAGGTGGCGCTCGTCTTCCTGCGCTTTGCCTTTTCCGGCAACGGAGAAGGGCTGGCAGGGGGCGCTGCCTGTCCACAAGGGTCGCTCGTCGGGCCAGCCAGCGAGACGGGCGGCGTAGGCCCAGCCGCCGATCCCAGCGAAGAAATGGCATTGGCTGAAACCTCTAAGGTCGTCAGGTTGAACATCGACAATTGAGCGGGTATCGACTTCGCCATGAGCAATGAGCCCCTTACCTATCAGATTACGCAACCATTGCGCCGCATATGGCTCTATTTCGTTGTAGTAGGCAGTCATCTCTCCACCTTCACCGTCAGCTTCAACTCTTTTGCAAGAGCCAGCATCGTGTCAGTCGTCATATTCCCGCCCCTGTTGCGAATCGCGAACAACGTGCTGGCGGAAATGCCGCAACGCTTTTGCAATGCGCGATTGGAAAACCCTGCGGCCTTAGTTGCTTTTTCGATCTCAGCCAGAAGCTGACGGCTCGTCTTGATGTGCGTCATAACAACCTCCTCGTCACAACATCTCAACACCCATGCGAGCCGTCAACTTTAGTTTCTAGCTATCCAGAGAAAGGTTGATGCACAGCCCAATTGGGCAGCGTCAACTCAACTAGATCCGGCGAATACGTCGCCTGCACCAGCTCCGGTTGCTGCGCTAACTTGAACCCTTTCGCGGCCTTAGCCATAAACGCGCGTCCTGACTGCAAGCCCGCCGCGTCGATGACGTAGACGCCAGTCGCGAAAGGCGGCTCGCTCTCCACAGCGATGAAGCAGAACCGATCCAGCGGCTTGCCGTTTATCGCTTCATAGCCCGCCGCGTAGTGCGCTGCTTGCAGATGATACTGAAACGCACCGATCTGTCGCGCGAACCCTTCCGCGCTTGCATCCTGGCAGGTCTTCAGATCGAAGATCACGTTGCCTACGAGATAGTCCACGCGCGCTTTGCACGGCAAATCGTACTGCTCCCACAGCATCGTGATTTCCGCATCGCCCCCCTTCATGTATTCAGCCACGAGAGGATGAGCAAGCGCGCTGTCGGCAATCGCGCGAGCCTTCTCATACTGATACTCGTCCAGGATGATCTTGCCTTCGTTATCCGCCTCGAAAGATGCGGCAGCTTCCTTGCCGAACTTGGTCCGCTTATCCACCTTCGGCATGATCGCGAAGTCTTTCTCGAAGTCGTCCGGCTCGAAGACGAGCGTGTGGCACAGCGTCCCTAGTCGCATGGCTGCTGTTGGCTCGCGAGGGTTTGCCAAGCTCGCAAGATAATGCGCAGGCGACTTCAACAACGTCTTGGCTGTCGACGCGCTCAGCGCCTTGATCTTGTGGTAGTCACTTGCTGGCAGGCTTTTTATCATTTCCATTTGTCTTTTCCTTTTTCAAATCCGGGCGCCATTCGCCACACCAATAGTCCCTTGCTACGCGCGTTTGCTGAGGGAAGCGGCAGCATGAAAGAGACCCGCCTTCCTTGACCGGCGCGTACTTACAACTCATGCAACTATCCATTCGATCCTCCGTTTTCCGCTTCGTATTTCTTCAGCGCGTGCATCACCGTCGTGTGATCCTTGTTCATAAAGCGACCAACACCAGCCTTCGACATCTTGCCCCGGCTGTAGATCAGGTACATCGCCTTGCGCCGTGCATGGACGATTTCCGAACGTCTTGAGTGTCCCATCAGATCAGCGACGGTGCATCCATATTCATTTGCGCAATCCCTTAGTATCTCGCGCCGTGGATCTTTCTCCACAGAAGCTACAGGTATGCTCTGCGCCTGCGCCTCCTGCACGATTGCAGCCCTTGGTGCGCCGTTGATGAGGCGAGACCGCACCGCTTTGTAATGCTCCATTTGCTCCTGATAATTCATGGCTCTCTCACTTGAGGAAAGACCCCCTGACGGGCTTCCGACACGCCAGGGGGCAAGTCAAGGGACGTACAGAGTTGAATCTGGGTGCGCACACCTGTCATCTTCTCCAGCGCCGGGATATCCCGACGCCTCCGGCTCCCGCCGAAGCTCTACCGTGCAGAACGCTGCACGTATTTCTGTTTGTACCGTTCGGCGCGGGGCTTAAGCCGCACCTTCCAGCCGTGAAATCCACTGACATGGCATGACGCCATCTGCGTTGGCGTGCGCACGCCAGAAGCGATGCAGAGCCGCATGTGCGTGACGCCAGCCGCGATCCCGTAGCCGCACTCGTGCAGCCGTGCAGGATTGTAACCCATGCCGCGCGCTGTTGCGGGCATGACCTGAAACACCCCTCTCGCCCTTCCATGCCGCGTCTTGGGGCCTGTCGCGTTGCACTTGAAGCCGCTCTCAAGCTTCGCAATCCGCAAGGCTGTCGGCGTCCATTGCGCGCCGATCTGCCGCGTCGTCTCGGTCGCGATCATCTGCTGAACAGAGGCCGCAGCGGGTGAGGTGGACAACATGGCGGCGAGGGCGAGGATGCGGGTCATGCTGGGGCCTTGTGCTTGGAGAGGATGGCGCGGAGTTCGTCACAGTGCGCCTCTATGTCGTCGCAAGCTGCTTGATAGCCCGCCCCACGCTGTCCCATGTCTTTTCCATGCGCTATTTCGTGATCAATAGATGAGTGCAACGCGCGGCAAACCTTCGCCGCCGCCTCCCACACCTTTGCTGCCTCGTCTGCACGGATGGCGGATTCGACGGAGGCCCATATTTTGCGTTCGCTGACTGAAATCTCGCACCAGAGCCAACTTGGCCGCGATTTCTCAAACGCCATCTGCCCCGGCTCTTTCATTTCTTCTGCTCCGGTGCGGCTTTGGCCTGCATAGCCTTGTTGTCGCGAATGAGATCATCCACGCACAACAGCAGTTCGCGCTTGGGGTCGTCTGCCTCAATTGCCGTGCGCAGAAATTCAAGCCCGCCAATCGTTAGGTCTGTCTGGCGATGGTACTCTGGCGCATTTGCGATTAACCGGGCGTTGGCGTCTCGTATGTCGCACTGCTTTTGCGGGCCGCTCACAACACAGATTGCTTTCTCTGGCGATGTAGCTTGGCTCCAGACGGATCGTGAGCCTGAATAATATCTCCACGGCGACGGCGTAAACTTCGGCTGCTCTCTCATTTCATTCTGTGTCACAAAATCGCCCGTATGCGGGAGGGCTTCGAGATAGGCGATTAAAAACTCATGCAAGCAGTCTTTTTCATCGCCTGCATCAAGATATGTTTGCGTAGCTATCTGGAACGCCTTCTCATCAATCTGTGTCATCGTGCTATCCTTTCGGCAGTGCAGCGCGGGCAATTGATTGCAAAAGCTTAAAGTCTCCATCTCCGTACGTTATCAGTCGCAGCGCCTCCCGCAGCCTCTCGATCTCGGCGGCGGCTTCGCTGCGGTCTTCCTCGTACATTTCTATAACACTAGCTGCGTTATTGAGTTTCCACATGCAACTGTGTGGTATCCGCAGTCTCTCAACAATGTCAGACATCGTTCTCTCCTTTCGGCAGTTCTGCGCGGGCGGCGATTAAAATTCGCCGCACTGTTGCATTCGCGTACGGTGTTTCTTGTTTAGTTATTGACACCAACGCCGCCCGCAGCCGCTCGATCTCGTCGGCGGCTTCTTTCAAATCTTGATCTGCGCCAAAACAATCGCGGCCTGTTTGCATATCTCTGGCCCAAGCCCGCAGTCTCTCAACAATGTCACTCACGCTCGCCTCCATTCAAAGAACCATACTTCGCTTCGATCTCCTCAAGCGTCAGAATGTTGACTGGCGCGAGCGAGATTGGCGGCGGGTAGAGGTTGTACTGGTGCACTATCGGTTTGCGTTTGCGCTCCACGACATTGAACGCAGGCGCAGGCGCTTTGTATTCCTCTCGCCGTCTTGCGCGCAGTCTTGCTTTGTATTCGCGCTTACATTTGCGGCGCTCGTCGAGGTCAACGTGGGGCATCTGCTTCATCCCGGCTTAGTTTAACAATCATCTCCTGCACCGTCGCGCGATCTTTGTCTGCGCCAGATAGCATTAATGCAAATGCGCGATAGTTGATGCCGTCGATGTGGCTGTCATAATGATCCGGGCATGTTGCGCGACGAGCGTCTTTGACTGACTCCAGCACGATGGCGACATCGTAGGCGCTAACATTTTTATCGAGCTTCAACGTAGCCAGCTTTGCTGCACGCTCGAAGTTGGCTTCAATACCGCCGTAGTTCACGCCGCGTTCTGCAATCAAAGCTGCTGCTGCGTCCAGGATGTCTTTCGGGTTCATGGTTCTCTCCTCACTTAGGCCGAAACAAAAAGTCATAGTAATTGTTTGCGTCAACAATCTGGACGATCTCTTCTATCGTCAGCTTCCTCTTGTCGTCGCAGAAGTCGAAAGCTTCGTAGCCGATCAGCTTCATGTGATTAGCCAATGTGGCGACAGAAACTTCAGATACGCCTGAGAGGCAGTCCTTATTGATCTCCATCACGATGTCAGGCTTGTGCTTGATGAGGATGGCTTTCATGCCATGCAGAGCAAGCATCTCCGCACCCTCGATGTCCATCTTAACAAGGTCGATGTGTGGAAGATCAGACAGAACATCATCCAGCTTGACGCATGGAACGACGTTCTTTCCTTCGCCCTTTCGTGATAAATTTCGAATCGTGGAGCCGCCGAGGTTGTCTCCAAACTCAGTCAGCATCTCGATTAAGCCGTTCTCTTCCGACACCGCGTAAGGCAGCACATCTATGATGTCATCGAAGCCTGACTCGACCACAGAAGACATGAGGTACGGCACAACGAGCGGGTTGGCCTCAATCGCAATCACGCGACCAGAACCAACATCCCTCATCTTGGTCGCGACGGACAGGGAGAAGTAGCCGACATTCGCGCCTATATCGAGAAACGTAAGGTCTCGATACACATACTCATGCAGCAGCTTCTCGACATGCGGCTCCCATCGCCCTGTGTGGAGGATCGCGCTGGATACGCCATGATCTTCAAGGCATACCCAGATGTAGGAGCCAAAGTGCGTCTTTGTCTTAACCCACTTCATCAGGCGATACCTTCACGGCGCATAGCAGCTTGACCCAGCGGAGTATCGCTCAGCATCCCTAGCGCAGACATGTACGTCTGGACGAGCTGATCCTCCATCTCCACTTCTTCGCGGTTCTTCTTGCGAATGGCGATCACCTTCTTGAGGATCTTCGGATCGAAGCCGTTGCTCTTGGCTTCTGCGTAAATCTCTTTGATGTCGCTCGCGAGCAGAGCCCTGTCGTCTTCCAGCTTCTCGATGCGATCAACGATGGATTGAAGTTGGTTGTTAATCATCTCACTCTCCCAGGTCAGCGGTGATGAAATTGGCGTGCCGCGCAATGTCGCGCCACACTTCGATGTTGTGGGCTTCTGTTGTTCCAGCCCGCGAGATCAGAGAAAGGATTTGGTCAATCGCTTCCCTTTGATGGGGGTTCATTGACTCCCGGTCGCTCAAGCAGCGGAAATCTAGCTTCAGCATCTGAGATAGATTGGATGACTTCACAAAGTCCTCCATCGGTTTGTTCGTTTTGTTTATGCTCACAACCGTCATCGCTTCCTCCTTAGTGCAAGATTTCCATCAGCCTGCTCTTCGCACGCTGTAGCGAGCGCGCATACTCAATCTGCCCATGCACAGAAACAAGCCGCCAAAGCCGCTGGCTGTCAGCATATCTGACAACCTTGGAAATGTAGCCCACTTCCCGCTCGCGATAACGCAGCGTGTAAGTGCCGTCGTCGTTCTTCGTCAGATCAATCATGCGGTCCTCCTCGACCGGGTTGACGCTCGTACCATAAGTGCATATTTTAATTGTCGTCAAGTCTCCAAATGAGTGAGCAGCTTCAAATGTTGAAAATTAAATTCGCAGAATGGATCGAAGAGCGCCGTGGTCTTGGCCTCATCGCGGAGACAACGGCTAGGAATTACAAGGAGTTTTGCGCCGATCTTCTCGTCTGTCATGGGGATCGCGACCTGAGCGGCCTGACGCCGCAGATTGTTACGGCATGGTACATCAAAAGGCTGAAAACCTGCTCAGCATCGACCGTCAGGGTGGCGCACCAGATACTCTGCGGCTTCTTCTCGTGGTGCGTCGAGCAGGGGGCCTTAGCCGCTTCTCCGATGCTTAAGGTAACGCCGCCCAGGAAGGACAAGACTGAGCGTAAGGCGTTGACGGAGGAGGAAATTCGCCGCCTTCTCGATCATGTCGCGGATCAGCCGCTTGTAGGGCTGGCAGTCAGGATTGCCCTAGCCACAGGATTGCGCCGGGGTGAGATCGCTGCGCTGACTTGGGGTGACCTAGACTTATCCACAGGTAAACTTTTCGTGACCAAGGCAATTGTCAGGGTTGGAGGGTGCGAACGCGTCACAAAACCCAAAACTGCGTCTGCTGTGCGTGTGGTGTCGCTGCCTGCTAGTCTTTTGGGGGAGCTTCGTGCAATATCGCGAGGCCCGACTGAGCCGATCCTCCTCTCCGCTCAGGGCGGGCGTCCGTCTCTGGCGCACCTGTCACGCTCCGTGGGTGCTGCGATGACGGCAGTCGGGCTGGGTGATGGGTATTGCTTACACTCAGCCCGACATTCCCATGCCACAGCTTTGCTTCGCAAGAAAATGCCGGTGAAGGCAGTGTCGCAGCGCCTGGGGCACTCAGATGTGACCACGACGCTGCGCACCTATGCCCACGTCTTCGAGACAGATGACGAGGATCTGGCTGAAGCGATGGAGGGGTTATTGGCCTAGAAGGCCAGCCTCTCGTGCAGAATACAAACCGCCCTGCGCCGCCGGTGAAATAGTCGTAAAGACCGGAGGTCGGCTACCTGCAAGAGCCTGGTTCCTGAGCCAAGCCTGAGTTGCAGGGTTAAGCAGCGCAGTGGATGACAGGAAACCAAATGGGGCAGCGATTGCGCTTTTCATGACCTCTCCAGCCATCTGGCCAGGCGATAGCATAGCTCTTGCTGCTGCACGAGCTTCTGTCCCTGACTGAGGCAGTCGAGGATAAAACGTGGCCCCTATGCGGGCCAGTTCGTTCATATCCCCGTATCCTTGGCGATAAAGTGCGGGAGCTTCTGCTTCTACTGCTTGGCGGAACCTTGGGCCGCTGATCTCTCCCGAAGCGCCTCCTGCTCCTCCAGCAGCCCGCTCTATTGTTTTTGCCAAAGCGTAATCGCGACGAGCTTGCGTCAAGTCCTCGCGCTTAGTCTTACTCGTAGCTCTCTCAAAGGCGTTATCGAGCGCATTTCGCACGCCACGCAAAGCCTCTCCATAATCCCGATCAGCGGCTACAGAGCTTTTGCTGTAACGCTTTGCCTGATCGTTGATTTGTCTGCGTATTTCTTGATACTGAGCGCCGCTCATCGCACCGCCAGTCGAAGCAATCTCGGTGACCCAGTTAGCGAATGCTTCCTTCTGAACAGCTTGGGGAGTTTTATAATAATCGCGGGCTACCTTAGTGAGATCATCCGCAAACTCAGGCGTGTTGACGGGTATCACAGGGGTTGTTTCAGCCAGCTCTCGAATACGCCCGCCAGCCACGTCTCGGGCTTGCCGCAGCGCCTCTGGGGTCGCTAAATCTCCGGGCACATTAGCCTGACGCATCACCGCTGACTGGAAAGCTCTTTCTTGCTGCGGCTGCGCAGCGCGCATCCTAACCGCGCCTGGAAGCTCGCTTGCAACATTTTCCATATATTGAAGGCGAGGTATGCCAAGCGATTGCCCAGCGGTAGGCTGCAACCCATATTTCTCCCCAGCTACGGTCAGCAGTCGTTGCTGCTCTGGATTTATATTCGATGTGAATGGAGTCACAGCGCGTGTCGCGCCAGAAGCCGCAACGGTAGGAAGTGCGCCGAATATGAGGCCAGCCGCTATATTCTGACCGGGTGTTCCACCTCGCTCGGCGGATAGCTGTGCCGCAGCGCCGCCAGTTCCTGCGCCCACAGTCGTTAGAACGGGAGAGGCGGAAGCAGATCTGGCGTATTGGCCAGCGGCTTGTGTTGCCGCCTGCTGGAGCGTCTGCGCAGCAGTAGCAGGAGCAACCGCAGGTGCGACAGCAGGTATCAGCCCGCGAGCTGTAGAGGCGATAGCCCCGCCAGTCGCTGCGCCCAGCGCGCTTTCGACACCTTGTGTTAAGATGCGCTCGCCGGGTGTGCGAGGAGCCTCTATCGGCAGATTGCTGGCAAGCTGCTGACCTGCCTGACCAAGTGCTTGCAAGTTTCTAAATGCTGGTGTGTATGGGACAGGCTCCGCGCCTAGAGCTGGAGCCGCCACATTATACCCTCGCTTCGCTAAATTAACGAGAGAATCGTATGCGTCAGCAGCTAGGGCTGGCAAACCGAAAACAGCAGTCGGTGCGCCAGAGACGAGAGCGCGTCCGCCAACCGCCGCCATTCTCCCCAGATCAGTTGGGGCCTCTTGCGGTCGCATAAACTCGTAATCGCGGCCTAAAGCGGCCTCAAGCTCAGGATCAGTCTGCGCTGGAGTTTGCGGCTTAACGCCAGATGACATTGCCTTAGCGTCGCGCTCAATTTTGCTGAGGAAGTCGTCGTCTCCTGCGCGCTCAGCCATATCAGTTGTCTCCACGCTTAATGAGGAACTCGCGCTTTTGCGGAGAATAATACATGGTTCCCTTTTTAAGGGCTCTGTACTGCTCGGCGTTTTCTACGCTTTGAACTGGCGGCGGCACGTTCTGAGCGGCGAAATCATCAAACCCACCCAAGCTGCCCTTGTTGTCTCGATAATATTTATCCATTGCCCGCGCATACGCCCGTTCGTAGTCAATATTCTGCTTCAAGTAACTAGTAATAAGAATGTTGCCGTTCCTGGTTTTTGATAGCTGAGGAGCAGCAGATTGGAAGAGCTGATCTTCGTAGTTCGACGTTGAACCAGATCCCTCAACCCTCATGCGAGGGACAATAAAGTTTGTGACTGAGTTGAAGAGTTCTTCGCCTGCAAGCTTATCTGCTTCCTGCTGAGGAAGTATTCCAAGTCCAGACATTAATTTTCTAATGCCAAGCGTGGCATTTGTGATGACTCCAGTATCAAGGTTTCCTTCAACCAACTGCCTTTGAGCAATTTCCAGAGGCGCAGCAATAGTTGACATGGAGCGGACAGATTTCTGTGTGTCCTGAATGCGCTTGGTGTCAATTTCACCAGCGCCTTTTTCGCCCATATTAATATTTACGCCACCCTGCGAGTATGGCTTGAACTCTCCAGTCACAACATTGCGCTGGCCGACAATGGGCTTGTTATCAGCCCCCATGACAGTAGTTGGCTCAAATTGAGCGCCCTGCCGCTGGGTTTTACTCTTGATAAATTCATCCCGTAGGCTTTTGTCTACAATAATCATTTCACGAGCCGCAGCCATTTCTGGCTTGCCATATACAGGGTCTTGCTCAAGCAGGGCGCGGATGGTCGGTGTAGCCTCTTCCCCAGCCTTAATTTGCCGCAGTTGAGCCTCGGAAAGCTGCTGCTGAACCGGATCACGAGTGCCGATGCTTTGCATGATTTTCATGATGTTGGTCGGCGTATTAGCTCGCACGAAATCAGCATCCCTGCCAATCAGTTTTCCAACACCTTCAGGATCTGTCTTAATCCTCTCGCCAAGAGACGCAAGACCGCGAGCTTCTTCCATAGCCCCACGCTGCTGCGCCGTCATCAGGCGAGCCTGCGAGGACTTGAAGATGTCGGTCTGCATTCCGCCCAGGGCAGGGCCGATACCAGCGAGCAATTTAGCTCGCTCAGATCCCGTCATCGGCTGGCCCGCAGCAAGCAGCAATGACGACACGTTCGCGAGAGTGTTGATCCCCGCCTGACGTACATCTTGCTCAGGAACACCAAACTGCGCGTTGATCGCGTTAGGGTCCGCGTACCGTCCACGGTTCAGGAAGAAGTCTCCAGCTCCGCTCACTGCGTTGCTGATACCGTCAAGGATGCCGTCAGCCATCTCTACTCTCCTTAGCCCAGAAGCCCTGCGATACGCAGAGCATCTTCAGGCAGACCCATGAGGGCGCGATCAGCGCGAACAAAGTCCGCAGGGTTATCCGGGTTTCCAAAATTGATCTGCTGGGGCGTTGTAGCGCCCTGCGGCATCACCGGCATCGAGTTTGACTGATAGTTAGGTCCGCCAAGAAGCCGCTGCATGAAGCTCTCGCGCACAGACGGAGCCGCAGACCCCAGTTGCATAGGTGCGCCAGCAGGAGCCATAGGCATAGAAGGACGGCGCGGCGGAAGCGGGACATTCGGCGGCATGTCGTAACCAGCCAAAGTGCTATCCATTGCCCTCATAGGTATGGGACGAGCGCCAACATCTTCGCCAAATAGGGTGCTATCCATTTGCCTGACTGGCATAGGAGGCGTGTAATAACCCGCCAAAGTGCTGTCCATCGCCCTCATAGGCATGGGACGAGCACCAACATCTTCACCGAACAGGGTGCTATCCATTTGCCTAACTGGCATAGGAGGCTGCGGGACAAAAGGTGCACGCGGCTCCGCAACTGGCGGAACAGAGTAATCAGGCGGCATAAATCCGGGCATCGTACTCATTCTCTGCTGAGCAAGCAGCATATTACGCATACCCATATTGCCCAACCGCCCATCAGGGCTAAATGGACTTCTTGTAGGTTGTAGGTTAGCCCGACTTCCTAGCGTATAGTCGGGAGAACCTTCAGGCATTCCACGCTGCGCCATAAACTGATCCCAAACCGTCGCCATCAGAGTAATCCTCTTCCAAACTGTATCGGAACCACACGCCCTCGCACAATCGAAGGCTGAAGCAAGGACATCGGCTGATCCTCACGCGCTTTCTGTGCAGCGCCATAAGCCGACAGCGCAGAGAACGCGCGCATCGCGTCGTTCGCCTGAGAAAGATCAGTCTGCATCTGCCGCTGCTGCGCAATCTGCGCCTGAGCCTGATCCGGCGCAAGAGGCTGCGGAGCTTCAACCATGCCCGGCGCAAGGAAGTTGCCGAACCTACGCGCCGCCGTACCAAAGTCGTTTGCATACACAGGAGCTTGCGGTTGAGCGGCTCGCGTCTGTGCAGGCGTAGAAGCTGGAGCAACTGGAGATCCAACTTGAGCCATGTCCGCTGCGTTCGCGGTCATATCAGCGGGTATCTGCCCCAGATAGGAACGCCTTGTATTATGATGGGCTGCATAACGAGGATCATCATACCGCCACCTGATATAGTTGCGGCCCAGAACTTCAGCCGCGCTCTCAGGGTCAATGTTTGGGTTCGCTAGAAACGCCTGTCGCGTGCGGGCGTACTCAGGAGATGTCTCCATCTCGCGTCGAACAAACTGGGCCTGGGCCAACAGCGTCTCGGGGCCAGGCATAACCTGTCCCTGTTCGTTTATCCGCCCTGCTTGACGCAGATAATCAAGAACCTGCTCACGTCGCGGGCCTTGGAAGCTCATAAGACCAAAGTTGGTCGCCCGATTCGCTGGGTCAGAATGCGTGCCATAGATGTAGCGAGACTGAAACGCATTTTCGCGCCCCGTCTCCGCTGTGAGCGCGCGAGCCTGTGGATCAGAAAACCCAGCGCCAACAAAAGCGCGGTAAACATCAGCTATCGGGACGTTCGCCACCAGACCAACTCCACTGTGCGCGCACGGCTTGATCTATAATACCAAGACGACGCTTAATCTCAAATCTCTTATCTTCAGGAAGGTTCTCGATGCGCCGCTGATTGTCGGACAGATAGGCTGTGCAATCCCAGCAGTCGCGCCCCGTCTTCTCGCCAGCCCTGTAGCCAGGAGCCAGCTCAGCCCCGACATCCTTCAGGTAGGAAAACACATCTTCCGTGGACCAGTCGTAGATCGGCATCAGGTAGGTGATGCCGTACACCGTGTCGCCGTCCTTGGCCGTGGATTTATGCTCGTCAGCTCCGCGCTGGCCCTTGATCGCTTTCGTAGCGCCGCAGTCCAAAATCGCCTTGTGCAACGGGAACCAAATGTTCTCCGCGCAGCAGTTCAGATAGGGCTGCATCAAAGGGGCATCGCCATAAAGCGACACGCCCAGAGCCGTGTTCCTGATCGGCAGAACATCGACCGGCCACCCATGCTGGGCGACATTCGCAGGCTGATCCGACTTCACCTCGATGAAGTGCGGAAGACGCTTCTTCCAGCCCTCCATATACTCGACCATCTCAGGGTATACCGCTCCGGTGTTTACCCAGATGACGGGCAAACGATCCCAGATGTCGCGATATAGGTAAAGACAGGCCAAACTGTCCTTACCACCCGAAAACAGAAGAGCCGTGTTCATTAGAACGAGCCAATCGCAGCAAGTCCCGCAAGGAAGCTACCAGCCCCACCAAGACCAGAAGCCAAGCTACTTCCCGACTCGCCGCCCGTCTTGGTCTGTGTCTGCGTGTTGCCATAAGGCGTAGCGCCGACAGCCGCAAGACGCAGGTTAAGCTGCTGCGTCGGGAAGTCGCGCTGCTCAACAAAGCGCGCGTAGGCTTCTTCCAACTGCCTCTGCTGTTGCTGTTGCTGTTGCTCGCCCACAGCTCCGACTGCGCCCACGTCTGTGAGGCCAAGCGACTGCCGCTGCTGGGCCAGATTGCCGAGAACGCCAGCTCCCTGAAGCCCAAGTCCCGCGCCTGCAAGGCCCGCCTGCTGGTTCGCAAGAGATGCCTGCATCTGGCGAGCCTGATCCGCCTGCTGAAGAGCGGCAGCCTGCTGGAAGCCCTGCATACGAAGCTGGGCAGACAAATCACCAATTCCGCGAGCGCCTTCAGCCGCAGCAACGCCTTCGGCAATCCCCTGACGAGATCCGCCGAAAGCACGCGACTGGATCGCTTGCCCCGAAATCTGGTTCATCTGCTGTTGCAAGGCGCGTTCAGCGTTGCTAGTGGCGCGCTGCTCAACTTCAGAAATGTACGGGTTCATGTATTCTTGGATGTTGCCCTGAAGAAAACTTGGGGCAGACACCATCTGAGGATCGTAGTAAGCGCCACGAGCGGCAGCTCCCATACCCGCCGTCAAAGCTGGCTGGTAGGAGCCGACATTCTGCTGCGCCATCTGAAACGCCTGCTGCTGCTCAGGGCTGAACCCAGCCACAACAGAGCCGCCGTAAGGCTGATACGGGCGCTGCGCTATCTCATCTGCAATCGAGAGGTTCTTCTGAGCCGCCTCAGTAATGAACGGAGGAAGCTCCGTCTTATTAACGACGGTCTGCGATGAAGGGGCGCTTTTTCCCATCTTAACTCTCCAAAGGCAGGGCGTATGTCACGCCAACCTGCGACCAGCCATGCTCAGGCAGAACCTTCTTCCACCCAAATCTGCCCGACATTACCATAAAAGAGCATCCGTGTTGACGGCCAAAATCCGCGATACGTGGCTGCATCGCCATCACCTCGTCCAGATCGCCAAAGGCCAGAAACACGTTTAATTCCTTCTTACGCGGGTGCTGCACAATCTGTGTTACGACGCCTGCGTTCTCAGACCAGAAGCCCTGCATCCTACCGGCCTGAAGAGCCTCGACCACATCAGAGACAGTGTGCGTGTCTCCAGCAAGCCGCAGGGCTTTTCCCATTTTAGTACGGAGGCGATCCTGATTGTCCAAGCGGCACCGATGTTGTTACGACGTTCCCAGCATTGTTTACACCTAGTTTCCAAACGCTACCATCCGGGGCTTGCAGCAGGATGCCGTCCACAGCTTCCAGGCGAGATACTGTGAAAGTGGACATCTGCTCCACAGACGCAAAAGCGCGGGTTAAATACCCTGCATCGTATTGCGCAGGAGGCGGTGGAATAAGAAGCCTCATCGACCGCCTCGCGCTGTAAAGTCAATCCGCATCTCACCGATGCTCCACGGTTGGTCCTGCGTTGCAGCGACCTTTATCCGATAGTCGCGCCCCGTCACACGGACATCTGTGTATCCATCAGACCGAGGCGAGTAAGGACCGGAGGTTGTTTCTGCGCCTTCAGGCGTGAAGGAGGAGAAGAACGTCAACTGCGTGCTGCCGTAACCATATCCACTGTCTGTCATGGCCTGGCGCACAAACGAGATCAGACCGCCATTCTGGAGATTGATCGAGCTTGTCTCAGCGTACCGTGCAGTCTGGATTGGCACACCAGCCGCCGTCCACCCCGCTTCCTGATGGTAGAGATCGTTGTTCTCGTCCGCAGCAAGAGGATACGCCAAAACGCCAGCGCCATACGCCGCTGTCCGCGTCATCTCGCCAATCGACCACCAGCCCTCTGCATAGTTGTAGACGACGTATCGGTCAGGAACAGATGATCCTGTAGATGGATACCAGAACCATGCTTCAGGGAAGATGTTGTTCTCTGAGCCATGCGTGTAGCGTCTACCGTAATCTGGGTCGATGTCCTCAAAAACATAAGACCCGACATCACAGGCCAGCGGCTTAACAACGCCGCCGTCATAGACCCAGAAGCTCTCTGCCCCCATCCAAATGCAGCGTCCTGCATAGGTGACGAAAGCCTTGGGGGCGAGTAGGCCGCAACCAAAGCCGATGCGATCAATGCCATATACATAGGGGAGCCCGATGTAGCGCATTAGCCACGCTTCATCCTGCGTCCAGATCAGCGTTCCCTCGCGAACTGGCGCGCACATGACGAGCTGGCTAGATGTATCAAGATCAAGGAAGCCAGCCGTGTCCGTAACGCTGGAGAAGTTCCAGTCAGAGTAATTTTCGCGCGATGACCAAGCGACACGGCGATTGTTGCCGCCAGCTCCGATCAGGACCGCATGACGCTCCGGGGTCACGATCACAGCACGGTTGTTGACAGGGCATGGAGGATCAATCGCAGCCGTCCCGCCTGTTCCCGTTGTGTCGGCTCCAGAGTCGCTAACCGTGAACGTGTCTGCTGTAGGAACCGTCGCAATCGTGAACGTGTCGTTGAACGAGGCAACAGTGTTGCCAGTTACAATAACTGTATCGCCAACGCCAAAGCCGTGGTTGTTCGCTGTCGTAAACGTGATGATGTTCGTAAGCCGCGTTGCCGTCGAGATAGGTTCTATGCCAGCAGGACGGGCTATTGTTTCACCCTCCTCATAGTGAAGAAGCCGCCCATCGCTGGACGCAACAGCCAGAATGTCGCCACCCCAGTTATCGAAGGTCCACGAGAACGAGGGGATGAACGCAGCAGATGCAGGACGAATGTCGGCAGGATTGAGCGTTGCTGTTCCGCCAGAAGACGAGGCGTTCGCTGCCGTCTGCGCATAGGTGAACGTGGTATTACCGGTGCGCGTAATCGTGAACGTACCGTTGAAGGAAGATGTGGTAACGCCTGCGATCACAACCGATGTTCCGGTTTGGAACTGATGCGTTGTCGAAGTCGTTATTGTAACTACGTTGGTTGCACGGACAGCCGTTGAGATCGTGTAAACAGGATCATCCAGCCCATAGTACAGATCGCCGTAATCGCTGGCCCCGTAAGCGCCGGACAGGCCAGTTGACTCTCCGACAAAGCCAGACGGCGTAATGTCGCTGTAAGTTGCGCCCTCCAGAACAGAAATCCCGCCACTCAGGCCAACCGCAGCCAGGGGGATGTTCGTGGGCGTCGTCCATGTAAAAAGACCGCGCACGGTGCTGGAGAAAGGCGAAGACGTAATGCGCTCCCAACCACCAACAGGCAGCAACTTACCCGACTGCCAGCGGATCAGGTTGGCGTCAAACCAGCGCCCCTTGATCTGGAGCGGAGTAGCCGTCCTAACGACGCCTGGCGGTATGTTGAGAGGAGCAAGCGGCATCAGTGCTTCCCAAAGAAGTGATTTAGCGCCCAGCTCAGGCCACCGCCCAAGAGAGCCGCAATACCGATCATAACACGAGATCCTCCCTTGACCGCATTGAAGTCGTCGCGAATCTCCCTGACATCCAACTTCAGCTCTTTCACTTCGCGGTTCAGGGTCTCAACATGCGTGAGCAAGGAACCAATCTCTCGATGTATATCAGTGTCGCTCATTCCCGCACCACGCCTTCTGCCGCACGTTGTTGAGTTTTACCTCTTCTATGGTCTGCGGCGTATCTTTCGCAGACCACGAGATTGACCGCCAGACAAGACACTCAGTCCCGCCTGTGGCCGTCGTTTTGGAGCAGCTCGCCACGAGCAATCCGCTCGCGAGCACGAACGTCAGCTTCGATAGTGTCCTGTAACCGGCGAAGCTCTTCATCGCGCTGTTCCTCCAGAAGCTCAGACGCGCCCTTGCGTTCGGCAAGCCAGATGACGCCAGCAAATACGCCAATGATGGAGATAATAGCCCCTCCAATGGCGAGAGCCTGGATCATTTCGCTACCTTCTTGGCTGCGTAGATCGTCCAGCCGGTCGTCCCAATGGTCAGAATCGCGCCGCTGATCGCAGCCCAGTTCTCCTCGCCGACGTAGCGCGTGGCGACGACCGCACCAATGACCTGCAACGCAGTGCGGAACAGGCGTTCGAACATGTCTTGGTCCATGATGCTCTCCTTACCAGTATCGGGGCAGTTCGCGGATCGCGCCGCAGCCGGCGAGCGCCAGCGGCAGCAGCAGGATGATTAGCTTCACGGGTACGCCTTCCTGTCAAGTTCGAAGTGCGGTCCGTCTTTGAAGCTGCGGAAATCACCACCCCAGATAATCGGGACGCCAAGCTCCTTTGCCGCAGCCTTCATCTCTTCTGCGATGCGTGCGTAAAGAGTCCAATCCCAGCGGACTTTGCCATCCACCAACGCTGCGACATCAACCGCATGGCCCGTCAGGTGACGGCTGTTCATGGTCTGCGATGCGCCCGCAGCAACGAGCTGCTTCTGGCGCGCGACCGTGCGCAAACCCTCCGTAACGATAAACGGAACCTTCTGCTCGGCGCGACGGACAACCTTCACCAGATCGCGATGCACGCCTTGCAGATTGCGCTCAGAACGAAGGTTGAGGGTCATCGCCTAGCTCTTCATGATATACGCGAGAGCGTAGTAAGGAGGAAGGTTGGCGTCCGTGGCGCTGCTGCCTTCAGTGGAGTTTGAAGTCGCAACAGTGACACCGGTCGTTTCTGTTGAGATAAAAGTTGAACCAGTTTTATTTGTATTACCTGTCGCAGAAGCGCCCGCCGCCCCTAGAGCGCTCGCTGCTACGGTAATATTGTATCCACCAGACGGAACGACGAGGGCGTGATTATGCCCAGGATCTGTAACCGTCGATGTGGCCGTGTGAGTATGGCTGACGAGGGTCGCATTGGCGCTACCGCCAGTAGCCGCTACCGCGTAAGTGCTGCCAGCTCCGACAACGAACCTGTCACGAAGGTTAGGCGTTCCGCTTGTTCCGTCGCAAAGCAACCACCCAGCAGGTATCGAGGCAATAGACCCCGACCACATGATAATTCCGCCGGTAGGGATAATACCACCGCCTGTAAATCCGCCAGAAGCCGTGATCGCGCCAGAAGCAGCAACAGTCGTGAAAGCGCCAGCAGCAGGCGTCGTTCCACCGATTGGAGCGTTGTTAATCGTGCCGCCAGCAATGGTCGCTGTGTTGATCGCAGGCGATGTCAGCGTCTTGTTCGTCAGCGTCTGCGTGCCGGTCGTCGTCGCAACCGTTGCGCCGCCAGCAGTAGCCGCCGCAGGCAACGTCGCCGTACCGGTAACATTTAACGTTCCGGCAACCGCCAGCGTCTTCCCGCTGCCTACGTTCAGGCCAACTGACGTTCCCGATCCACCAGCCGCGAAGAGAGCGTCAATGTCGTCCAGATCGCCGTTGAGCTTCGTTCCCCATGTATCCTTGGAAGCACCGACTTCCGGCTTCGTCAGGTTCAGGTTCGATGTAAAACTGTCAGCCATAGTAAGGCCTCCTCGTCCTTGCGACCAACGGCGAGCCGCTATGAAGCGCCCGCTGCGAGTCCTGAGTTAGCGCCTCAACACGCTGGGAATAGAACTGACCAAAAACACCGATCCGCTGGTCATCGACCAGGAACGGAGCAGCGTGAACAAGCGCGCCGTAAAGATACACATCTGGCGCTTTCGTCAGCAACCAGTTTGTCGTTACAGCATCGCTTAACGAAGGGATTTTGGCGTAATAAATCAGGTCAATATCTTGGTTCTGCGCAGGAGCAGGAACCAGTCGAATGTTGCCATCCACAATCGTGTAGAAGTTCGGTTTCGTGTAAAACATCTCAGTCGTTACGATGTCGGCATCGTCGAGCGTGATGTATCGCAAAGGCGACTTTCCACCGTCTATTTTCAGATTGATCGCTTCAAGCCAATCAGCAGGCACAGGGATGTCGCTCAAAGTGGACGTAAGCGTGTCCTCAACGATCATCTCACGGCAACGAAGACGGGTGCTAAGATCAGCTTCTACGAACTGAATGAACGTCTGGATCTGTGACGTAAGATCCTGCCGGTTCAGGTAGTCAGCTACCGCTGACTGCAACGTCGCGTAATTCGTGATGAGTGCCATCAGCTCGTCATCCAGTGTGTGCGAAACGGCCTCGCCTCGTCCGTCTGAAGCCAACGACGCAGAGCAGCCTTATCGCCTAAAATCCCACGCTTACGCAGATCAAGATACACCATCATAGGCAGGGACGCCACCTTAACGCCAAGGCCATCCGGCGTCTTATCGAGGCGCGAAACCTCGTTCTTGATAGTTTGGTTGTACTCCCCAAGCCCCTGCACATCTACCGTCTGCTCGAAGATGAGCTTCTGATCCGTGGTTACGTGCATTTTCTCAACAGTACCCGTCAACTCGTCGTAATCCAGAACAAACGAGCCAGGACGATATTCTTCAGCCATTCTACTCCCCATAGTGAAAGGGGCGGGTTTCCCCGCCCCTCCTGACTTACGCTGAGATCAGGTTGGCGATCACAGCGTGTGCTTTCTCGGACTTCACCCTCAAGCCGTATTCGACCACCATCTCCTTCTTGTCCGAGTCGCCGGTCTTGGCGATATCGAACGTGCGGAAGGGGCGGAGGTAGGACACACAGGCGTACTCAGGGTCGAGCACGAAGGCGAAGTTGCCGGGCTGGAAGCGGTTCGGAACAATGGAGACTTCACCGAAGTCGCCAAGGTAGATGTCCGCCGTCGCGATGATCTTCATCGGCTGGGCCTTGGTGTAGTTAATGCGCTGCTCAGCAAGACCGGCGAAGGCAGAAGCCACCGTCTTGTTGTAGGCATTCACCATGAGGATCTTGGGCTCGCCACCCTGCTCCCAGACTTCCTGAATAGCGGTCTTGAGCATCGTCTCGGTGAAGGCAACGTCAGTCGCCGTCGAGAGGTTTGTCCAAGCCGTGTCAGGATAGCCGTTGCCGCTCGCGCCCGACATCGCAGAAACGGTTGCGCCGTTCGCCTGCGAGTTCGTGATGAGCCACGTCGGAAGACCAGCGGTCTTACGAGCTGTAGACGTGCCAGAGCCAGCGTCGCCAGCTTGGTTCGACGTGAGGATCGCCTCCATATCGCGCTTCAGCTCTTTCGCCTTCTTTGCCGTCTGGTAGGCCATGACGGTGCGCATACCGGCGTTGTTCGTCGAGTCAGCGGTGCCAGAGACCGAGATCACCTTCGTGGAGATCTGGGTGTAGTTAGCCACGCGAACAGTCGGATCAAAGTCGGCGTTACCTGCGTCAGCGCCTTCAATCGCCGCGTTGGCGGTGTTGGCGTTAGCAAGCGCGTCCGTCTGCCACTCGAAGTACGTGTTGGACGCGGTGTCGCGGCCAATGTTGGACATAAATGGCGTGTCAACTGGACTAATATCGTAGATCACCGTTTTGTTAACGTAACGCATTTTATTCGTTACATCTCGCCGTTTCCGACGAGCCCAGACTATATCATCCCTTTTAATCGGGCCGGGCGCTCGTGGGCGGATTATTCTTTCGTCACCGCCTAGTCGTTGAACCTTCATCCACCCTGGGGCTGACGCCTTACGTTGGATGCTTGGCTGCTGATTGCCCAATCCATACATTTTCAAGCCCTCACGTTTGCCGTTACCGGCTGCGTTGTGGCTGTATGGCTCTCAGGGGTTTCCAGCAATTCACCCGGTTTTCCATGATGTGACTTCCAGTGGCACTGACCACAGAGAGACACGCCATTTGAAACTTCATAGCGAAGTTCAGGCGCTTTTGAGAACGGGGCTACATGGTGCGCGTGAAGCAGTGTTTTTGCGCCGCAGCACTGGCAAATCCTGCCCTGCTCGACGCCACACTCGATACACTTAAATCCGTCCCGAGTGAGAACGGAAATTTTCCATGCAGAATACTGCCTGTTCGAACGAGCCAACTTGTCGCGAGCGGATATTCCGCCCCTCCAGTTGCTCGCCAACTCACCGGTACGCTTTGTGAGAGCGTCGGCTATCTTGGCGTTGTGCTCTGGTGTCCGAACATGCCGCTTGAGGCGCTCAGAGCGAGACGGCCCTTCAACCCCAAGCTGCTTCAACCGAGTAAAAACAACGGTTTCACTTACACCATATTTCTCAGCAACTTTGGACATGCTCATTTCCGAAATGGCGCGCTCTAATTCCTCTTTCGGAGGGTCAAAGCTCTTTTTCGGACCACGAACATGATCTCCACGCTGTATGCCGTAAGTCCTCATGCGGTAATAAACAGCACCAGATGTCACCCCGTACATAGAGGCGATAGCCGTTCCTGGATATTGCTGCACAAGCTGTTGCATTTTATCTCGGTCTACCCGTTTCCAGTCTTCCATAATCCCCACCAGGCCGTTCACAACAAGCGAACTATGACCTAACTGAGAACAGCTAAGTTGTCAATTCGCGAGGTCTTCGCGGATAGCGTTGACCGAATCGTAGGTCGTAACTTTGGATACAGATGCCATGGTAGTTACCTCTTGGAGTCGAGCATCATAAAGATTGCAGCCGCATCTTCGACGCGGCCAGATGATTTGAGACGCTGGTTTGCCTTGAGGACATCAGTTTGCTTGCGAGGCGAAGAGTTCAACGTACCTGGTCTCATGGGCTTCGGAGCAGCAGCCTTCTGGGGCTGTGGCCGATTGGCCTGAAGAGAATCCCAACGTCGCGCTTTTTCAAGAACAAGGATGGCTCGGGGGTCGAGAGCAGCGTTTAATTCATCCTCCGAATAACCGACCTTCTGGCCGTATTCGCGGAGCTTTCCACGCGCCTCAGTCCACTTCGCTTGATCCTTCCATTCAGGCATTTTCTCGAAGATGTATTTCGCGCCATCCTCTACCAGTTGCTGCCTTTGCTGCATTTCCCGGTGAGACATTTCCTGGGTAAGACGGGCCTGCTCCTGCTGGACGGCAGAAACATTGGCCTTGTAGTCTCGCCATTGCTTCTCAATAATCGGAAAATTGATGGGGTCGTCCTGATGAAGCCTCTCCCAGTCAGGCTCTTGCGGAAGATAACGCTGCATCTCCTGCGCAAGCATGTTGATTGAGTTTTCATACTGTGACCGCATCGCAGCAATATGCTGTTCCTGGGCCTGTATGGTCTTGCTTCGTTCCGCAACCTCCTGCGTCTTTCGGGTGTAATCGGACTGCCTCTGATACCCCGCCAGAGCCTCCTGAAGCGTAACCTTCTGTTCCTTGCCATCGACAACGACGGTGTAGAGAGAGTTATCTTCGTCTTGCTCGTCCTGAGCGTCGTCTTCAGTCTCGGCCTCTTCCGCCTCACCTTCAGGGGCTGAATCATCCTCAGATGACGCCTGCTCAACCTCATCGGGCGCGTCGTTGGCGGCTTCCGCCGTCGCCTCAGTCTCTTCGACTTCGGCAGAGCCAGCACCTTGCTTCTTCCCATCCGGTTGCGGCGAACCGTCCATCAGGAGAGAAATGCGTGATGCAGCTTCTGCAAGGCCGAGTTCGCTAGGCTGCGATTGCTCAGCTTGTGACATATTATTACTCCTCAGTTACGCTTTTCTCAAGCGTTTGTTAAAATGCAGAATATCCGGCTCAGACGCTAATGCCGTTAGCTCAGATTTCACTGCACCTATGGCGCGCACCATATAATACGCCTCCATCCTTTTTTGCTCATTCTCAGGAGCAGAACCTTTCCAATCTTCGACGAAGCGATCCTCCAGTCGGCGGAACACTTCCTCAACAGCATGGTCGCCATTGATGAGCTTTGCCGCGCGCCAGAGTTCTTCTTTCTCGATCACGACGACATACTCCTGACAAACCGCCATACGGCTGGCCGCAATCCTGCAAAAACCTCTGTCACCGCCGGAACCTTTTCAGCAATTGTTCCGCGATCAATCGGCTCAAGATACACATCAAGCTCTAGGCCAAAGGACTTAGCGCAGCTTTCAACAAACTTCCTGGGGTAGAGCATGTAAGACATATCGTGCAACTTGGAGAAATTATCATCATCCGGTGTCATGTCGTAGATGAAGACAATACCCCCAGGTTTCACAACGCGCGCCATCTCACCGATAACAGTTTGTGCGCCGCGATCTGCGTGTCCCATTGAGAAAAAGCAGATCGCCATATCAAAACTGTCGTCCTTGATAGGCATGTCCTGCATATCCCCCAGTATCCGCTCACACCACTCAGGGGTCATGTCGAGCTGGTACTTGTTGATGTTCAGGCAGGAGAAATGAAGGCTCGGCATGAACTGCTTCCAAGCAGCAGCCGTAGAGCCAATACCTGATCCGACATCAAGCACCTTCATTCCTGGGTCTAGCTCTGCCCATCGAAACAAACGAAAGGCATGAGAAAGCTCGTCGTGACCAAAGCGATGAGCATGGAGGAAATAGACCCCCTGACCGATCATATAATCGGTCCCCTGCTCAATGTTCTTGTGGTCAAAAGACCTCACTGCATACCCCCAAAGTCAGTCGGTGCTGGACCCTGAGCGGTTTTGAACATCTGCTGAATCTCGGTGCGCTGACGCTCGACCTCGCCCTTGATGAGCGCCATGTCGATCTGACTGCCGTATTTCGCGTCAATCTCAGCAGCGCGCAGCATCGCGTCCACATACAGCTTGTCACGCTCGAAGTCGGCGGATGCAGCAGCCTTCTGACGTTCCAGCTCCTGCTTCGCCGCGCTGATAACGATGTCAGCCTTGATCTTTTCCGCCTCAACCTGAGCCAGCAATGTCGCAGGATCGGTTTGCGGCTGCTTGCTTTGAGCTTGCTGCTCCATGAACGCAGCGACCTCTTCCTGAGACACTTCTTTGAAGAACTTGGACGGATCCATGTAGCCCGACAGCTTCGTGATCTCAGACAGTGTGTCGCGGTACTGCTCCAGCGACACGAGCGGATTGTAAGGACCAAAGTTGGAGATAATCTCCTTTTGCTGAGCCAGAATGCCCTGCAAGAAGATCATGCGCTGCTCGTCTGAGCCACGGCCCAGAGCAATGTTCACCACCATATCCATTGAGGCGTCCCAGCCTCGCGGATCAATCGGGATAAACTTGTTGCGCAGTCGGATGATCTTCGGCTTGTCCTGATGCTGGATGACCATCTGCAAGATGCCCTTGAAGCACCGCTTGATCCCATCCGCAAACAGGCGAGCGATCATCTCAATTCGCTCTTGGGACGACGAAAGCTGCGCCTGGACAGCGGCGCGCGTCGTGGATTGAAGAGCCTCTGCATCGAGGCCCTGAGACGCGCGGGAGATGCCGGTGCGCTGCGTCTTGATCTCATCAAGATACGCCATCACGCCAAGAGCCTGCTGACCCACAAACGGCTCAGTCAGGGCTTGCACCATGCCTGGCGCACGCGCGCGAATGATCGCCCCGGTCTCGACGTTTAGAACGTCGTCCATGTTAACCTGCCCCTCAACCACAACGGTGCGGGGGTGGATCGACTGCGCCAGGCTGTCGAGCGTGTTACGCATGATCGACGACTTGATAAGCTGCAAATCCATCGTTTGATCTGCAATCGACTGACCAAAGATCGTGTGCGGCGTCGGATCTGGCTCCAGCAGCGCAAACGGGATGTTGTCGACAACCTCTTCATAGAGAATGTAAGCCCCGTTGCCGACAGTGCAGACCTTGTGCAGCTCCGCAATACCGTCGCCGTCCTTGTCGATCTTGATGTAACTCTCGACGTAGAAAACCTTGTCCGTCGTCTCGTCCGTCGTATTGGTGATACCAAAGAAAGACTGATCTGCCGGATTTCTGGTAATCACTTCGCCGTTCATTTCGAAGCCACCAGTTCCGGCGTTCATCTCGATGATGTCGCGCGGGTAACCCATAGCCACAAGCTCTGAGATCGTCGCCAGCTTGCGGCGCGCAACATAGATCGCCTCGTCAATCGAGGTCGCTTCATTGTCGATCAGGAACTGCTCAGGCGGCACCGATTCGACAATGTAACGTGGCGTGCGACGAATGCGGCGGAGCTTCATTTCGACCAGCGTATTGCCGGTCATCATGTCGGTCTCTTCCTCGTATTTGTCGATCTCCACTTCGCTGTCCTGCGAAATAAAGATCGCCTCTTCGCGAGACAGACCAGAATACGAGTAGTGCTCGACCTTTTCTTCGTCGATCTTGTACCAAGTCAGGATGCCGGTCTTCAGCAGAAGGCCGTCCTTGATCGCATCATGCAAAATGCGGAACCCAGGGTTTTCCTGATAAAAAACGTGGTTGATGAGATCAGTCGCCTGCTCAGCAGCGTCAACGTCTTCCTGTGCTTTAGGCACAAACTCAAGGATTTTGTCGCCACCCGTAAAAATACGCAGAAGAGACGGAACCATCGCGAGGATGGTGTCGCGGACTTCGGTCAGCACAACCTGAGAGCGACCGTCTTCCTCGTTGCCGAATGGCTCAGCCAGATAATACCCCATCGCGCGCTCGCGCTGCGGAGCAAGGTAGCTGTCGATGTAGGTCTGGGAGTCGTCTATCGCCTGCTTGACGATATAACGAAACTGCTCGTCGTCCATTGGGTCGAGTTCTTCCGAATCGCCCTCGTCGCCGTTGTACAAGTCGCTGACTTCATCGTCGCGCTCATACTCGTATTCGCTTTTGCCGTCCTCGGCCCTCATTGTTTCCTTGGAACGAGCGTTGGAACCCAAGGCAAAGCCCGTCTTGGGGTCGTAGCCAAGATTTGTTGCTCCCCCAGCACCCTGCGGGATCAAGTCCGGGTCATAGCCTTGGGCCATAATTACTTCCTCTTCTTCTTCGCCATGCCAGCTTCGGACATGGCGATAGCGACTGCCTGATCGCGTGACTTTACCACAGGACCGCCTTTGCCACTATGTAGCTTCCCGGCCTTGTATTCCTTCATGACTTTACCGACTTTCTTCGGCCCCATCATCTTCCCTGGCATCTTCCTTCTCCTGGCACGCAGCCACATGATCGTGGCTGAACTCAAAAGATCCAATATGGCGCACGAGCTTGCTGGCATCGTGATCGACGTGAACCTTAACCCCATGCGCCTTGGCAAGCTGGCAGAAGTAAATGTCCTCGCCAATGAACGCTTGAGATGACTTGGCGTAGACAACCTGAAACCAAGGCTGCGGAAGCCTGCGGAAAACCTCCGTCTTCACCAGCATTGCGCCCATTCCTACCGCGTCTACTGGCTCAAGACCGTCTCGGTCATGGGATGTGATGAACTCCTGCATCGAAAAGTCGGACCACGCGACCGTCTTGGCTGGCAGTCGGCGTGTCGAGTAATTGCAGGCCACAACGTCCTTGTCATGCGCCATAAGACGCTGCGCAAGATCGCGCGGAAACCGCATATCGCTGTCTAGGAACAGCGCATAGTCAGCGTTATGGCGCAGAGCCATCATTGCCAGCTTCTGCCGTTGATCTGCAATCAAAGTACCATTGACCATGTGGATGTTCATGGCTGATCCAGCAGGAGCATTGGCGTACCAATACGTAGACAATAGGCACAGGTCATACGCAAACGCGGAATGGACCGTTTCTCGTGCCGGTATGCAAATAGACAGGTTCAAAATAGCCTCCTCACGCTATCTTTTGGCATCTTCAGGATCACTGCTTTTTGATCCATCAGTCCATAGCTGAAAAGGACATGTTCACCGTCAAATGCAAGCCCGGAACAAAATTCGATGCGCTCGTCCTCAAACGAAAAACGCTGCCCGAATCGGCTTGGCTGCATGTTCGCATCGAACTTGATGAGATGATGCCGATAGAAATGCAGCCGCTTCTTGTGGTCTATCGTTTTGCGATGCACAACGGCTAGGTAGCCATCTTCATACGGCATAACGCAGGATGATCCCGACAGATCTTCAGGCCAGTTTTCGGTGGTGTTTGGCGTGTCGATCTTTGTCAGTTTGCCGTTGGTCAGCTTGTACAGTTCGTATGGCGCAGTCTTGTAGACGAAATATAGGTCATTGCCTTTGACGAGCGGCATCCAGTTCTTCTCAACGGGCGCGTTCTTTGGCGAGTCGATGAAGATCGGATTGCGCAGAACGCCATCTTTAAGCACGCACAAGACAATGATGTTTTTGGGCGTTGGGGTGTAGTTCAGCGCGGACGCCATCACCCATGTTGCGCCCTGATACTCGAACAGCCGCAGATCTTCCAAACCATCAAGCGCCCTGGGATCAGCGCGTATATGCCGATCCTCAATAAACCAGTACTTGTAGACGGACAGATCGGATGTGAGCTGCGCCAGGTAGTTCTGGCTGTCAGGCGTAGCAGAAGGCGCGGAACCAATCGTGAAGTGATACCCGCGCTTCAGATCGTAATTGCAGCCCCTGACCGTCGCAAGATACTCGTCGCCATGCTTGATGATCGACGGATTGCAGGGACGATATTGCGTCAGCGGGGGAATCTCCACCCGCGTAAACGCAATATCAAGCTGCGTCAGGATCATACAGGATTAACCGCCCGGAACCGGAGCAGGAGGCGCAATCGGCGTGATCGGCGGCACGGCAGCAGCGGCAGCGGCAGCGGCCTGAGACTGGTCCCACGCGAACGCCTGATTGAGGATGTCGTTCATGACGGCTTCAGCGTAGGCCGTCAGGGCCTCCTCCGGGGTCGCCGGGCGGCTGACCCACGCCTGCTGCTCGATGTATTCGGGCGGGTCGAGCGGGTCGGGCTGGTCAGGTGAGTAGGCCGGGTTCGGAACCTTCTGCACGACGTTCTCGGTCACCGTGCCGTAGGGCGTTGCGGCCATGAGATACGTGACGACGCGCTCGCTGTCCGCGTCGGACAGCTCCATCTCAACGTCGAGCGTGAGGTTCGGGCTTTTGACGCCGTAGTCGATGATAGCCATTATTCAGTCTCCACTGTTGGTTGCGGCGCGTTGGCCTGCGCCACGGCCTTTTCCAGTTTGTCGATGATCGGCAGCGCCGCGCGTGCGCCTTGGATGCCGGACGCCTTCACCGCTACGTCGAGTAGGGCAGAAAGCGAGTTTAGGTCTTCTTGCGTGAATGTGATGGTGAGCATGGTTCGCCCCTTACCAAGCCGGGATGTATCGGGTCGTGCCGTTATCGTCGATGGGTATCCATTTTGTCGGATTACCTACAGCGGGCGCGTTTGAGAGCGTTCCGGCGGATGCGCCAGCGCCGTTATCAAACGCTGCTCCTGCTATCTTCATAAGCTGGCGGTTGCCGAGAATGGCCTTGTAGATCGTGCCTGTGGTGGTCTCATAAACGCGGAACTCTTGCGCCGCCGTCCCATTGCGCAGCGCGAGCGTGTTGGCGGCGTCGCGGCGCAAAATAAGGTCTGCCGTTGCACTTGGATCAGTGGTGCTTGAAGATGTCCACCGAAGCGCCGCGTCAACGGTAAGAGCAAAATAATTGACGCCAACTCCGGCAACCGGCAGGCCAGAAATGCCGAGCTTTAGAGCAAAGCCGCTAGAATAAACAACATCACCGCCAATTGTGATGTTCCTGCTGGTGTCAATCGTCAGCGCCGTCGCCAACGCATTCTGCGCCGTGCCGCTCGACCCAGCAGGCGCAACCTGAAACACGATGGAGCCGCCAGCGCCCGTGCCCGTGCCCTGAGAGCCCGTAATTAGTAAATCCGCGCCGGGGCGATTAGTAACGCCCGTGACGCTCTGAACGCTTAATGCTTGCGTAATGGCGTTGCGGTTTCCGGTCTGCGTGCCGGACTGCGAGCCGGACGTGTTGACCGCCGTGCCAGCAATCGCGTTTGCAAGGCTCGTTGCGATGCGGAACGTGTTGGTGTCCACAGCAATGACGTAATACGTCGTGCTCGCCGTAATGCCAGTTGGCAGGGCACCCGTGGTCGTGAAGAACACTGGCGTTCCGGTTGAAAGAGCGTGGCTGCTCCATGTCACAACGCCGGGTGTGGCGATGGTGATTGTTACTGTGGCGGTGTTAGAACCCGTGTCCGCTGCGCCCAAACGCAGGTTAGCGACTCCACGGCGGGTGAGGAAGAGGTCGGGCGTCCCATTGAATGTCGTGGTTGAAGACCAGACAAACGAAGCATCGGATGATAGTGTGAAATGCTTCTGACCAGCGTTGTTATTTAATCCTGCATAGGTGCTGGAGTTCGACACAAACGCGAGCGATGACAATCCAGAGGCCGCGATACCAATATTTGATGCGCCGGGTCCAGCAAAATAAATTCCACTGCTCGTGGGTAAGAATGTGCGCCCATCTTTCCTGACTTGAAAGATACCTGCGCTTCCAACCTGCAAATCCATCAGCAGCGAGGCCGATGCGCTATTTGCATCCGATGTTCCCGCAGCATTGAACCGCATACCCGTGAACGTGACGGCAGCGTTGTTCCAAGTCTGGGCAAAATCAAAGACCGGAGCACTCGCCGTAATCGTCGTGCCGGAAAGGGTCGTCGAGCCGAGTAGTGTCGTCGCTACGGCCTGCGTGCTATAGACGCTTGGGGATGCAGACGCCTGGCTATCAGCGCCAAAAAGAAAGCCCGTCGCGGGCAAGGATGTGTCAGGCGTTTCTGTCTTCAGATCAATGTCGGCCATGTCTTAACCCCAAACGAGATAGTTGCCAGCGCCCCAGACAAGGTAATTGCCAGCGCCCCACAGCAGATTGTTCCCAGCCGGGGATGGGTCGCCGCTAGGAACAAGGGAACGAAACCCCAGCAGCATCAGCGCAATCCAACAAGGTTGGTAGCCGTCGTTGCAGCCATGACCTTCGATGTCCTGACCCAAATGTACTGACCAGCAGGGACAGCCGTAAACGTCACCGTCTGCCCATCCTCTGTCGTCACAACGACGTTACCGGTCGTTCCAACGTAGATGTAGGAAAACGTGTTCGATGCTGTGTCGGACTTCGTAATCGCTTCAGCATACGTCGGAATAGCTGCCTGAACACCAGGACCGGACATGGCTTAACTCCCAAGAAATACCGCAAGCAATCTAGCACAGCCGCCCTAAAGAGACAAAAGCCTACTTCTTGGCTGCTGCACGCATGTTATCAACGAGATTCGGGTAGGGTCGCCCCGCCTTCTTCGCCATCGCTTTTGCGCTGGCCTTCTGACCGGACGACAGCTTCTTGTCCGTCTTCGTCGGGTCCTTCGTCTTCCAAACAGGCTTCTTCATTTAGGCTTCCCCTTATTTCGCGCGGAGATGGCTTTTGCCTTGGCCTTTGCATCCGCCTTAGAACTGGCTCCCCACGCCTGCAACGATAAAAGAAGACGTGTCGGCTGTCCTTTTTCATCCCGCTCAGGCCCCGGCATCCCGCCCATCCTGGCCAGAAAGGACGCTCTGCGTGGATTGTCGCCAGCCTTCACAGGAGGCTTCAGCGTCCCGCCCGTCTCCGCTTTATAGGATGCACGGCCCTTAGCGTTCAGCCCGCCCTTGGGGTTCTTGCCTGCGGCTCTGGTCCAAGCTGGGGATTTCATCACAAACTCCTAGAAGCGTCTGCGATAACGCGCATAAACGGCAGCATCTCGTGTGTCTGGAGTATATTGACCCGTCAGACCAAAATCACCGCCCAAAAGACCGGGTATATTGACGCCACCCTGATACTGCGTCGGCCCAACATCAGGACGTACCATTCCTGCACTAAAGTTCATGCCATTGTACGGAACGGCAATGTTGAAGTTGTTCATCCCAGGCCCCCTCTGTGGCATGCCACGCTCATAATTGAGAGCGACATCTCCCAGTTTTAGACCACCACCAAATGTTTGCGACATGCCGCCTGGGGTATATGCCTGACCATAACGCGCGCTTAAAGGACCGGCCTCAAAAGCTACGTTAGGGCTAAAAGCATATTCTGGAGAACCAGTAGCTCGGTCAATGTACGCTCCACCACCACCAAAGCTCAATGTACCGTAGTCAGTCGGCAACCTTGCTGCGCCACCACCAACCAAAGCCTGGCGATCACCAGACGTGAAACCACGAATATCTCCGGCAACTGGGCCAGCCTTAAACTCGCCGCCGCTTGCCTCCGGTGCGCCTTCAGAAAGGAGACCCATGCGCATAAGAGCCATCATCTGCTCAGGCGATAAATTAGAAAGTTCCGCCATCACACAATACCCCGTATGCTACGAGACAAAGGCTTACCCGGCCTCCACGCCAAAGCCCGTCCACCTACCATAGCAGCATTGCCAGCGAAGGTTAAGCAAAGCGCGTCAGCCAAATCTGGCGAACGCATACGCCTCTTGCGCATCGAATCCTTCGACTCAACCAACAGCTTCCCGTTGCTCATAAACGTATACCTGGGCGCAACTAGCTCATGACGTAGCTGGTCGTCCTTCGGCAGCTTCGCCGCTCTCGTCGCAAGCCAGTCCTTCACCGCCATCCACAGCTCGTCCCGCAAACGATGCGCATTCGGGTTCATCGCTGTGCTTTCGGAAACGTTCACGTCCCGAACGTTGTACCCCTGCTCGCGCAAACGATCTGCAACGCCGCCCCCAAGGCCAATCGTGTCAACGCAGATCTCCTCCGGGCTATCCATCTTCGACTCGTTCACGATCACGCCAACAGTCTGCATCAGGTCCAGACCGCCCCAGGACTTGATCTCAATCACAACGTTCCCACGCCGCTTGCACAGCGCAGTCCGATCAGTCCCATAACGCGCAACGTCAACGCCATACACCATCGGCTCGCTCGGACTCACCGTGATGTCCCGCACCATCGCGCTATCAACTAAATCCGCCGGGATCAGGGTGTCGTCATCTCCCAGCGCAAACTCGCCAAGAACACGTATCCTGAAGGCGTTGCTGTCGCGCCCATACGTCGCCTCGATCTGCCGAACGAAGTCCTCTGCAACCAGAGGATTGTCCACGCAACTCACATGCATCCGATTCCAGTCAGACGCCAGATCATGATGCGTCTTATAGAAAAGCCCGCTGTTTCGCGTCGGGTTGGAAATCAGGATCGTCGTCGCTGAATGGCCCGACATCGAGCCCGCCGCAGCCTCAAACACCGACTCAGGAACCGCGCTCGCCTCGTCAACCACCAGCAAAACGTGCTCGCTATGCACGCCCGCCAACGCCTCCGGCCTCTCGCTGCTGCTCGTTCTCGCGCTAATGAAGCTGCTCTCAGGCGCGGCCTTGAACGTGATCTTGTCGCTGTAAACCTCAAAGCTCTCCTTCAAAACAGGAGGAAGCTTGTTCAGCCACGACTTCAGCTCCGCAAACAAAGCGTCAAAAAGCTGGCTCGCAGTCGGTGCAGTTACGATAGATTTCTGTGGATAACGGCAGCTCATGTGCCAAATCAAGGCCCAGGAGCAGGCCGTGGACTTCCCGACACCGTGTCCGGCTCGCACGCTGATTCGCCGTTCCGACCGCGCGATCTTCTTCAGGAACTCCTCCTGCCACGGCTGCGGCTGCGCTCCTAGGACGTTCGTCACGAAGCCAACAGGGTCGTCGCCGTACAGCTCTATGAACTCAATGAATGTATTTTTTTGGGTCATAGGGGCCTGCAGCTTTCGCCCTGGGGTGGGGGAGGGGGGTCGTCGGGTTAGGGCGTATCGTCCTGGGGGGCTGTCGGATTTTGGTGTGTATCGGGTGTGGGGGGTGCATATGCAGCCGCCCCCCGGTCGTCGGGGGGCCGGGGGGGCTCTGCGTCTCCCATGCTTACGCTATAGTCGTCTGCGCTTAAGGCCAAGGTGCTATCACCATGCGACCCTATTCTATCTAGTGTGATATCAGGATTTGCTGATACAGATAATGGAGTAATATCAATGGCTTGCGATTGCTGCTGGCGCTTACGCTCCGATAGCAGCTGCAATGCTTCGAGGTGGAGGACGCTTGTTGAGGTCACATCTACGCTTAAGGTCTGGCGAACCTTGCCCAAATTCCTATCCAGAACCTCTTTCGCCGCGCCCAAGGCCGCTGATGGATTAGGATCATCTAATAAACGCTCGAGGGTTTTGATTGCTTTCGGCGTGAGCGATTGCAAGTCCCGCAGCATTTTCGCTTGTCGCGGCGCAACGCCGGAGCGGTTGAGCGAGCGTTGGCCCGGCAAGAGCCTGCCCCGATCATCTCGCAACGGCTTCTCTTGCACCAAATCGCTCACTAAAAACCTCGCTCATATGTTAGTGAATACTCACACGTTTCGGTCCCGTAACGATTAGCCTCAATCCAGCTAAGCGCAAGGCCACAATATCAATAAACCTAAATCCAGTTAATCCAATTTCCACCTATCAATCACTGCTAAAATACAGGCCCCGCCTATCAACATTTTCATTGCAACATAGGGCGCAAAGCCCTACACTTCCAACCAGTCGCCCACACACGGGCGCAACATGAAAGGCTAAAACAATGGCACGCAACAGCAACAACATTGCGCAGATACTTACCACAGGCATTGCCTATGAAGACGCAAAGGCCTTGCGCCGCATTTCAATGACGCTTCGCCGCTGGTTCGAACACGAATGCAACGGCGCTATTCAACGCGACGGCGAACGCGGAGACGGCGCTCCGTTCTGGCACTCCACATTTGACGGTCGCAAGATATGCCGCGCACCTGACCGGGAACGCGGCGCGCTTAAGCGTATGAACGCCATTATGGCGCGCTATCCCGATCTAAAGACATACGTACAAGGCGACCCTCGCGGTTGCGCCTTGCATATCATACGCACCGGCGACGTTCCGGAAGGCAAAGACGTTGACGCTTATTATTCACGCGGACTTCCTGTTTACTAACTAGAAAACTCAACTAACCCCCAGCGCAAGCGCGCAAATTCAGAAAGGCCAGAACATGATGATAAGCCAGCCGCACAATCCTATGACTGAATTAAATACAGAGGGATTTACGCCCAAGGAATTATCGCGCCTCAACTCTCTTTACGTTGATATATGGAACGATAAATTCAGCGCGTTTGATTTGGATCACGCTGAGATTTGGGAAATATCAACGGCGCTATGGGACGCGATAGGCAACAGCTATCCGTCGACCGGAATAGCATATGAGCGCGCCGAACGGATAGCGGGACAATATGCCTAAAACGGTAAAGCATCCCCACCGGGCGACAACGTTGCCCGGACCACCTCCGCGCCCGGAAAAGCTTGCTTAACCCCGTCAATCTTTGACTTGAGCGCCTCATACGCGATCAACAACTCTTGAACGCTAACCACGTTCTCGGGCGTTCTCGAAAGCTTTGCCGCCTTGTGAACGTCCGCCCTATCCCACGCCACAACATAGGCGCGTCCATTATGCTGCACCGCAACCGTTCGCAATGGCAACGCTTCGCAACCGGATTCAGTCGCCGCAGCGTCCAGCGCTTGCCAGCCCCGAATCATGACCGCCGCCCGTTTCGCGACTTCATCCCCATCGTTTGCCCGAATAGCATCGTTAAGCTTGTCCTTAGCAGAACCAAACCGCGCCGCAATCTCAGGCGACACCAAACGCGTAAGCCTACCTACGCCCCACTTGCCTTCCATCTCAACGGCAATCCTATCCAAAGGCCTGAGAGCCTCCGTAACAGCCTCGGACTGCTCAATCCATACCAACGTAGCGGGCGAACCCTTTGCCTGCCTTCCTGATCCATCTGTGGGCTTCCTAGACATATCCTATTCCTCCTACCTAAACCTGAAAGGCCTAAACCATGTTTGACGTTGCCCGCGCCGTTTTCGATCTTATCGCCGCCGTCGCCTTTGTGACGTTCTGCATCTTGCTCGCTTTCGCCGTGGGAGCTTAAGCCATGCTGTTCCCTTCCCACTGGCCTAAAACCCCGCGCCAGATTCGCGCCGGGTTATCGGCCCGCAACCTATCCCAGCAAGCCCTAGCCCGATTGTCCGGCGTGAACCCTAGAACCGTTCGCCACTGGTGCGACGCGAGGCTTGGCGATGAGCGACGGCTTGCCCCTGGCTCAATCGCCGTGATCGGGATCACGCTCGATCAATTCGACGCCTCGCAAAAATCCGGCGGCTTAGATGATCCTGCATCTTGCTCCCCTCCTCCGCTTCCTCCCCCCGACCAGTAGTTCAGTTTTCGCCCGCTTCCCTTTTTCCTGAATCATTCGCCACATCGGACGACGGAAATCCCCCCCCTTAAGGGGGGGGGAATTTTTCCGTCGCACCGCCTTTGTGGTTTCCGTCGTTTCCGTTGCCTTTCCGTCGCGTTTCCGTCGTTTTTTCCGTCGCTTTTCCGTCGCGACGGATTGCGTTCCGTCGCTTTCCGTCGTTTTTTCCGTCGCTTTCCGTCGCTTTCCGTCGCTTAAAAAGGGGGCAAGCTGCAGCATTTACTCGCCCACGATCCAGTACCACTCGCCCCAATTACCGGTCAGCTTTTTGTCCTTAAGACCCTTTTTGGCGTCGAACCAAGCATCTCGTTCATTTTTGCCAGCCTCCGCCGTCGTTTCGCTTTTCCAGTAATTACGCCACAGACTTTCTTTCACGCATTTGACGCCAGTCGGGATGTGCTCCCCCGCCGTGCTAGGTAGCTCCCCGGCGTCGTTGAGCGCCTTTTTAAGCGCCTTGAACGCTTGCCCCTGGTAACCATCCGGCGAGTTATCTACCGACTTTCTGGCGACCGCTTGGCCCAGCGCGTTGCCGTCGATAGGCTCCAGGGCGAGCGATGTGGCGTCAGGGTCTAGCGGATTGAGAGCGACAAGATGCAGCCGGAACCCGAACCGCAACCCGTCCTCGCCGTCCTTTTGTTTGGTTATTGTTAAGCTTCCCACTCTGTCCGGGCTTGTTTCTGCGCTCACCTTTTCGCAATGCAGTTCCGTATCGACCGCACCGAGCAGGGCTGACGATCCCCGCATAGTCGGGTTCTGGCTGTTCTTGGCGCTGTGGTGGATGATGACGACGGTACAGTTAAATTCCGCTTGGATCGCCCCCAGGATCGCAATACACGCGCCCACATCCTTCGCACTGTTCTCATCCCCGATGAAGATGCGGGCGAACGTGTCAAGGAAGATCGCGACCGGCTCTAGCGCCTTCTCCCTGATCGCAGAAAAAAGAGCTTCCATGTCCTCCAGCGACGTTGACAGATTGAGCTGCGCCTTGACGAAGTGGACGGGCAGGTTGTCGTCAAACCCTTGATGCTGCTTGAGCGCGTCAGTCCGCCTTTTCATGCCCGCGCCGCCTTCCGCAGCCACGTAGATGACGCTCCCCTGCGTCACCGGCTTGCCGAACGTCTCCCGCCCGCTGGCGATCCCTGCCGCAAGGTAGAGAGCGGCGAAAGACTTCCCACTCCCAGGCTTGCCGTAAATCGCTGCGAAGGATGATGCAGGCAGAATGTCCTTGACCAGCCACTTGACCGGAACATCCTGCAAATCCCGCCACGGGATCAGGTTCACCCTCTTGCGTTGCTTATCTGCGGGCTTGGTTTGTTCACTTGTCAGGAAAGCTGAGACCTGTACGCTGGCAGGTTCGGCTTGGCTGGCTTGGCTGACGCTGTTCATAGGCCGCGTCTCGCCTGCCACTTGGCGCGAGGCTATTTGCTCCACGATTGACGGCTCAGGCGCACGCTGCGGAAGCAAAGCCCTAGCCGCTGCCCTCCGATCCCCTCCAAACCGCAGGACCGTCGCCAGCTCGAAGGGGTCGCTAACCTTCTGCGATAGCGGATCTGCGCTGCCGTGGTGACTGTACGTGCACCAATGGCCTTGTGAGCCACGAAACACCACAACGCCGCAGGTTCCCGATTCGCTCCCCGGCCTCATATACCGGTAGCATTGCTGCCGCCTATCGAAATACCCAAACCGATAGCCTGCGCCTTCCAAAACATCCCGAACCCAGTCGAGGCTGGCAGCATCGTTGAAAGCTCCGAACGCAGACGCTTCGCTGTGGCCCACAGATGGCTCAGGATTGGCGTGCCGGGTCTTAGCGGCATGTATCTGCGCCTCCGCCTTGCGCCTGCCCTCCGCCCAGTCCAGAGCGGCGCTAACATCGAAAGGCAAACCGTCGCTCGCGATTGCAACGAAATGCGCCTTGTCCTCTTCGCTGCGAACACGCGGCAGGAACCAAGGCTGCGACCATCGCCGCGCTTCCACTACGTCAGCCAGGAAGATGCCGGAACCGTGAAGCTGGGCGATGATGTAGTCCAGACAATCGCCCAGCTCAGAGGGCGAGCGCAGAAACGCAGGAAACACGATGCGATACTTCCAAAACCCATCCTGCGGGCGTGCGCTGTGGCTCGTGTGCGCCACGAACCGCAAGCCCATGTCCTTGAGACGCTCCGCCATGATGGGCAACGGAGGTGCGCCTGACGACACTTCCCCCGTAACCGGATCAAATGTCGAATCAGCGTCCAGTATCAGCAGCTCAGCTTCCAGCAGGTTTTCGTCGCTGCGTTTGTTGGCCTTCAGCTTCCCGCCCCGGATGTAGTAGCTGCCATCTTTGTTCCCGACCCTGGGCGACATCAGCCGCGAGCAGAACCCATCCCACGTATATGCTTTGACGTGCATCTCCGTGTCCGTCGCGCCCCCCACAGCGTAGGCCAGCAGCATCGTGGCTTCCTCCGTCTCATGCGTCGTTGTCAGCGTCATCGCGTGCCCACCCTCAAAAAGTGTCCCTACCCTTAAGAAAAACCCCCGCTTTTGAGGGCGGGGGCTTAAATCTTAGAACTCTTCGTCGTCCGCTGGCTTTGCTTTTGGCATCGCCTTGGGAGCTGGTTTCTCCGGCTCTGGGGCGGAAGATGCAGCGCCAGCACCCTCGAACATCGTAGGATCAACCCAGCCCGCGATGCTCCACTTGGGAACCTTAAAGCGCAACTCGCCCTGTTCCTTCGTTTGCATCTTAACTGTTTCCGTTCCGGTTACATTGACGATAGGAAACTGACCGGGATGGGCGGAAGCCGCAGACACAAACTGATCGTGCAAAGCATCGAACGCCCGCAAAACGTTCTTCGATGTGTTGGCGAACTCCCGTAGGCCGTGCTCCTTCAGGAAGATCTTGATTCGGACACCCTGCTTGTGGTCCGGTGTTGGGCGCGCAGGCATGGGGTTCCCAATCTGCGCCATCGTGAAGTCCACTGCGCCAGGCTTGAAGCTAATCCAACCCACTTCCATGTTCGCAAAATCAGCGACGAACTTGAATGGCGTCGGCAGCTCCAGCTCTGTCTTTTCCCACGATCCGTCGCTTTGCGGTTCGCGATTGACCGCCAGCCAATCCCCAGCCTTCGCATCGAACTTGATGACGGGGAGAAAGTTGCCGCCCTTTTTCTCTTCCAACGAAAAACCAATTGCCATTTTGATCCACCTTACTTTGATTGCCACTGTATCCCCGTGGCCGGGATTAGGATTCCGACTTAGCAGCTTTCGCCGCTTGATCTGCAAGGGTATCGCGCGATGAGTTTTCTTGAGCGCGCTTGAGATGCTCTCGATTAGCGTGCTCTTCTCTCTCAGCTCTTTCCACGAAAAGCTGCTGCTCCAGCTCAATCTCAAGCTGATTTGTTCTCGCAGCAAACCTTACTTGTCTCAGATAATATCTGTACAGCTTCCTGCGTTCCTGAAGAATGTTTGTTGCGCTGCAAACGAGACTGGCTGAAAGATCGGCCAATATGTTGAGCGATGTAAGCACGTCTGTCTTTTTTAGAATGATTTTCAATCTTGGTTTTAGATTTTCTTGTTCTTGCTCGCTCAGTGTCACAACGGCGAGTTGCCGAACGATGTTTCTGCTTGTTGCCCTTTTGTGTCTTATGAGTTGACCCATCATTATCTCCTCTTAACAATTGCCACGCTGCTTCGTGGACTTGCTACTTCAACGCGCCATAGTACGCGATCAATGCGGCCTCTGCTCGCCCATCGTGTTTCTTCAGTGCGAACTGGTCCGCGTATTTCGGGAACAGCTCCGCAGCACGCTGACGGCTTCCATCCTTGCCTTCAC